TTTGTATTGATTAGATGAGTCAAACATGGAAAATGCGTCATGTCCTTCACGTTCGTCGTGCCAATGCGAAGACCATGCAAGAATCCCACCCCTCACGCGTTTCATCTCTCCAATCCGACCAAGAATATCAAACAGTGCGATCATATGCCCCGCGGTATTGCCAGCCCAACCGGGTTTGTCATTATTGATAAACGCCCAATCAGCAGATCCAGTCTCGCTGATTATCACGAATATTCCGTCCTTTTTTTCTTGACTCATCGCAGACTTGTTCACAGCTGACAAGAATCTATTATATGTGTCATAATGATACCCGCCGTCGCTCAAAAAATCATCATATCCATTCGCGAACCCGTAAATGGGAAACGAATGGATAGAAACAAAGTCCACATGCTCGCCAGCAACATTAAACACATCGAGCATAAAATGTTCGTAATACCCATTCATGCCTATAAAAATAGAATCGTCTTCGGCTCGCATGGCGGTCGCGAAGTCAATGAAATCTTTAGCATACTGCTCACCGTTTGACGGCCTTCCGTTGAACGTCGAAGGCATGTCCGATTCATTTCCGAGCTCCCAGTATGAGACATTGTAACCCATCCGCTTGCTATACGCAACCCATTGGCGAGCGGTTTCGATTAGAAGGTCCTTCGAAGGGCCGTTATCAGCATACATACTGTCAAAATTTACAGTAACAACAACCTCGGAGTTTGCCGCGAGCTTCATGAACTCGTCAAAGTTCACCGCGTTGACAAACTTGTCGTTCCGAATGATGGTCTCGTCGGAGTTTGGCCACCTTGATTTTGTATTGAAAGCAGGGGCGTGTGAGGAGGGAACCCACTCTGGCGCAGTGGCCCAGAGATAACTACTGCTCTCCGAACCAGATGGAAAACGCATCACCCCAGGGGACATGCTCTTTATGACATCGGCGAATGATGTGGAATCCTTGGTTCGTTTAGAGTCAGCATCCGCATAGTTGTATGTTGAAAGCCCATATTTGACGTTAGGTGGGATGGGTCTCGAGGAAACCATCGTCAAAGACAGGAGCAGGAGTGTATAAATCATTTTACACACGCAGAAATTTTGACATACTTATACATTGAGTATTACCTGGGTCAAATGACACTAAAAAGCGTTGTAAATCTTGGTGATACGAGAAGGAGTGAGCAATTCTTTTACAAAAACTAAGAAGGCGGGTATCTTGGAATCTCTGTCCAACAAGAAATTCTTCATTTGAATTGCAAGACGAATAAAGATCAAAAACGCGACTGCAAGAGTCATCTTCATACCGGCGGTTCCTTTCTTTATGAAACCGGTGATCAATGCGATGAACAACGAAAACACGATGATAATTTGATTCTCTAAATCCAACCCGTACATGAACAACCTTCCGGCCGAGACCAATACGTTTCTGTACTGAACAGCGATGAGTATCAAAGAAACATATGACACCCACTTGATCACGTTTATAATGAGCGAAGCATTGTCATGATTCACCACGGCTAAAATGACGAAACTGAGGATGATGTATTGAATCACCATGTTTACTATGTTGACTATACGGTCAATCTCCGAAGCTCTGCAATCCGAATTGTTTACGTCATCTAATTTGACAGCCGCGGAAATCTTGGCCGCCATGATGTCAACGCCGTCGTCTAATTTTTTATTAGTCTCTGAATCTAGGACCTTTGTTATAGAGCACGACATGATTTTATATTATATACATATAATATAATAATGGAAACTATTAATTGCAGCAATCGCCAGATAGTGTATGGCATACTCGCAGTTTTGATAGGGTTCTTCGCGAATTGGTTCGGAAACATAAAAATGAAGACGTACGAGAAAGAAAGAGTATTTAGGAATTTTTACACTACGGCATTTGACAATGTTAATAATATAGAGGTGTATAAATATTTGTCTATTACGTCATTTGTTATCGGAACTCTAAGCATTGGATATGGCGTTGTGTCGGTGTTGTTGAGAAACAATCCCCATTTCTGTGCTCTCATGTCGCCTTAGTCGGTGCGCGACGAGTAATAAAATACAGAGTGTGCCAATATGATTAAAATGACAATCACAAAAATCCGTTTGTTTTGTTTTCTAGTGTGATCTTATCGAGCGCTTTTTCCGTGTGACTTTCTATTCGCTGTTGGATTGTCTTCACGTTGGTCGGAACCTCGTGATGAAAAGCTACGGAATCAGTAGCCCTGAGTTTTACAGCATCTTGTATCGACATCTTCGTTCGTTTCGTCCCGCGGTCCATCTCTAAAAAATCACTCGCGCTGTTTGTAGGCGGTCGTAAACACAGCGCATCTACCGCTTCGTGTGTATACGTTCGCACGGCTTTCTTTTTCCCCATTATCCGTTCGGTCCCGTCGGGAAGTTTTTCTATTATCTTTTTGTTTCTCTCGATAAGAGCACCAGGAAGTTCCTTAGCGCCTCGTGTGAACATCAACAGCTTACCAGGCATTGCTGCTACCTGTTCGGGCGTTCGAAACCCCAACCGTTCCATGCTCTCGAGATACTCCACGAAGTCTTCTTTTGTAGTTCGTTCAGGAAGCACCAAAGTGATGTTCACATTATTGTTGACAGTGCTATTGTCAATGACCTTATTGCCGGTGATATTATCCCCTTGATGATTATTTATGACTGAAGCATTTCCGTGTGATTCTATATGAACTTCTTTCTTGTCATAATCTTCTTTCAATACAAACTCCTTCAGTTCATTTTTCATTTCATGACCACAAGCGACTTTCCTGTGTCTGGCAGCATTGCCACTATATCCCGTCTTATAACCACAACCACAAACATGCAATGAGAATTTGAACGTTTCTGTATTCATAATCTTTTTATATTTTCCATCATAGATATTAAGTTATTCTTAAAAACCCAAAAGGATACTATCATTAAAACACGGCACACTAGTGAAAAGGATAGTATCCTTTTATTTTTTTTTTAAATATTTATTTTTTATTTCTTACAGAATTTATATACATGTATTAAAGTTTTTTCATGGCTGTATATGTCTGGAGTTTTGGGGTAGTATAATATATGGTTTTTGGGGTAGTAGATTTACATTTTTTTAAAATTTTCAAAAAAAATATTGAAGGGTTAACCCTTGGCCGACTGTTGCGAGTGTTACGAGTGATAGGGTTAACCCTTTTACGTGTTCGTGTGGTAGAAACGGAAACATGCCGTGGTATTCGCGATGGTCATATGTAGTCTCAGATTCTTGTTTATTTCAAACCGAGTGTCTTGGGGAGCCCGGTTGAACAACTCCATGAGCGAGCAGAACATCTTGTTGCTCATCTTTTCCGCAGGGAACAGCTTTTTCAAACATAGCTTCCAGAAATAGTCACCAAAATTAAGATACGAAACATCCAAACTGCCCGTGTTATTCTCGAATTTATCGGCAACCATCGCCACGCTCATCTCAACCACGTTGTGCATTTGAGACATGGTATCTTTGGCATGAAACAGTCCGGGAATGAACAAGTTGTTCCACGAATCCAGCACAGGAACCACTCTATTCCTGATCTTCCCTCTGTGAAAGTGAGGAGGGGTGGAATTGGGGAGGAACGGGATTTGGTGCATCTCTGCATATTCTACGATGTCTTCCTTTGAAATGTCCAGAAGTGGTCTGAAAAAGGAGATGCCATCTTGAACGACGAGCGTGTCCATGCCGGAGAGATTTTCGTACTTGTGACAATTTCCGATGTTTTGAAGAATATTCTCCAGACAATCGTCTCTGTTATGGCCCATCACCACCAGGGCATCGCTGGCAATTGTTTTGTACGTAGAAAATCTGACCTGCCTGGTATATTTCTCGTATGTGGTTCTCATGTCGGTTTCTACGCACGGCTTCCTGTTAATTTCCTCAATTCTCCGCACGTGAAGTGGGTATCCGAAAGAGTTCACCCAATCTGTGACGAACGCCTCCTCGTCATATGCACTCACTCGGTTTGTATAATTGATCATAACCACTTCAATGTCGTATCGATACAAACTCCGCAGACCGTTGACAATGTGGAATGCCACCATCGAATCAGACCCACCGGAAATACTCATCAAGATCTTGGTTGGACGATGTGCGTCGAGTGCCTTTCGCACTACTTTCACCACGGGGTTTCCAAGATCGACTGGAATAACAGCATCGGGTGGGATGAAATCCAGAGTGTCCCGATGCGTTGCCGATGAGAAAACGGTATCCACGTACGTCGTCTTGATGAACTGCGACTGTTTTTCGACCGGGCAGCGTTCGTACGTTGCCTTGATGAAACGGATCATGAACGGGTGGCACCCTGGAACGACGCGTTCCCAGGCCTTTCGCACAACTCGGAGTATCCATTCGGGGTCCCCCTGGTGGCGGATGGGCAGATGAGCAAAGCACCATTCCACGTCTGTAAGAGTATCAAGACACACGTGGTCGTAATGCACAAGGGCTAGGTATAGGAAACGCGCGACCATGTGTTTTTTCTCATTTCTGAACACATGCCTCGGGAGCTGGTCGTACAAAATCACGAGATGCAAATGATTATCACTGTCCGGCGTGTCCAGAAGATGACCGTATTTATCTGTCAAGTACGCATCTTGTTCTGGCGACTGCGTGAACCAAAACTTCTCGTTTGCGATGAACTCTGTGATGAAGTCGGTGAGAGACATTTTATTTTTACAGCGTTGATACAATTGGTACATTTATATTAAAACACGTCGATATGAAACAGTCATATTGACAAATTTTTTACAGACAATTTTAATTTCCATATTTCATGTACAGCTTACCATCCCGCCAAACTGTGTTACATCCAGTGTTATCTGGGTTCTTGCATCTCAGACCCGCATGGTTTCCCCATCCCCAATAAGGAAATTTCCTTGCCACAAACTTGTCGTGTGCATTACCACCAGGGTTACCAACACACACGGCCATTTTCTTACCTCTCCTTGTGAGGTATTCGACGCGAGTTCCTCTCGGACATTTTCCATTACGCGCTTCTATGTATGCCTCCTTCTTATTGTTACGAACCATCCATACTATCGCTGCGATGACTGTAATCGCACCAATGCCAATCACTATCGTGGGGATTCTCATGTTATTACAGGTAAATATTTTATTTAAATCGAAATATGGTACGTTTCAAAGCAAACGCTAAACACCTATCAAACGGGAGATGCAGGAGTCAGCTTATTGTCAATATGATTATCAAACAGCGGAAGCAGGAGTCAGCTTGTCGCGGATTAGAGTCTTTTGCAACTTGGTATAGTTCCAAGTCGTCCACTTCCCAATGCTATAAGCCACCAGCATGATCGCGATAAAACAAATATAGGCAGAGATACCGGCAAGAGCAAAGCGATATGCGAGTGAATCCCATTGGAAATACCAGTTCTTATAAATGCTGTATGCGGCTCCAGCGAGCACGAGCGACCACCATAGATACATCACCAAGAACTGCTTAATCCACAGCCAAACACGCGATCCGAACGATGAAGTTCCGTCTGTTCCACGGGTTCCCCAAGATACATCGTACATCGTAAGCATTGCGGTGATCCTCGCTGGGATCATGACGAAAAAGTAAACATACGTGTAAAGCACGAAAAAGAATGCGCGAACATCCTTGGAGCGAATAGCAAAATATGCACACTTGATCAATGCGACTGCAGTGC